GTGATGGTATCTCCCGACGATTCGCTGGTGCCGATGAACACTATAGTAGTTCCTGCTGGATTGTGTGCTATAGACATTATAGATTCCTCACTTCGGCGTCATATCTCCGCCATTTGTCCCCGTAGTTCTCAAGCCACAGAGAAGCTATCTTCTCTATAACGCTTCCCCCTTGATGCCCCCAATAGTACGGAGCAGAAGGATCATCTCCAGGCTCGGACTCATCGCCTTCCTTACGGTTTTTCTCGTATTCCATGTCGAACTTGTCTACGGCAGATTGCGTGACGTTCCAGTTCTTGCACCACATTGCTTCAAATAACTCATGTATAGCTACATAGAATGAACTCTTCCATGAATAGAGGAGAGAAACTTTGACATGCAGGGTTTGCCCGTTCCAGAACCAGTCACCTGCAGTATCATAGCGTTGTTTATTGTGTGGAATAAAGTCAATAATTATCCTCATCTTATTGACCCGCGTCCTTGCCTACCCTGAATTCGTGTGACAAATTCTTCCTCCGGCTCCCACATGAACTGAACCTGTCTAAGCTCGGTCTGCGTAGTTGAATCATGGTAAAACTGGAAGCGTGTATTGAAGTAAGTCGCTATGATAGGGTCCGGCAAGTCATAGCGAATCCATATTCCTTCCTCTGCTGGAAGCCGTCCAACCCTGCCCTTTAGGGAGTTATCTATTACACCTAGAAACTTCTCGTTGAGGTCGCGGGCAATGCTGATCTTCACACGGCACCCAGGCGCTCTCTTAAAATATGCCCACACTGCATGAAGCACTTTGGGATTTTCGTCTCCAAAGTTCTGCCAATCTGTGTCGTAGTATCGTATAATTGGGGTACCGTCATCAGATCCGACGGTCATGTCTACCTCTTCAACCAGGTTGCCGTCTGTAGATACTATGGTATGATCGGATTCTATGAGGTTCCATTTGAAGTTGAGACTGCGAATTACTTGATATGCGGTAAAGTTCTGTTTGAACCATTCTCCGGTACGCCAGTTGTATCCAAGTCGTCCTCTGAGCCATGTGTCAGCGGACGATGTTGGATAATGAAAATAGTAAGTTTCTTCATCAGGAGCCGCGACACCTACGCACAGGTTGCTGTTGGATCGGAGAAGCACGGTCCGCAATTCGTTTTTGATGGAATTATCGACTGCTGTTATGTTCTGTCCATCGTTGACGTACATTCCCATATCAGTTGCAAAGAATATATGCCCAAATTCAGCAATGGATTGAAGAGACAGCGGAGCAATAATGCCTTCTGCATGTCCTGTGCCTCCGGTAGCGCCAAATCGCATATATTGAAGATTGAAACGTTGCTGCCCTCCGATAAGACGAATTATCACCACAGCGTCGTCTTTGTAAATAATCAAGGCATCTCCAAGCGGAAGCATGGCCCTGATCGCTCCAGGAGTGCTGTCTAAATCAATCTCATTCTGTCCGGCAGTACAGGCAGACCAGTTGTTTGGATCAGCGGAAAATAGGATACGCCGAGGAAAAAAGGTAACGCCGTCGCTGGACGTGTTTCCTAGAAATAGAAATCCAGCGTAGGAAGCTATGGCTTTAGCGTAGGGAGCACCGCCGCCTAGAGTTACTGTATTGCCAGAACCATTCCACAGCCTAGGTAGGTCTGCTCCTTCGTCTGTAAAAATAAGGCCATACGATTGATGGTTGGTCCACTGCGGTCTTGTTGAAGATGAGCCATTAAGGGCAGTTCCGGTAACATCAGTCCATGATCCTGCCCCCTCCGTGATGGACTCTACTTTAGAGGGAGTCATGCGCAGGACTGTGGTATTGGTGTAGTTGGTCCCCGCAAAGTACATCAGCCCTATGATAGGCGTGGTTGAGGACACTGTAGAGACAGAGTTGAACTTGGCTGATCCACCACGACCAAACACCTTGTTATAGCGGACTATCACATTAGACAGGCTGCGGGTCAGGTTAGGCTGTCCCGCCGTGGCTATCATAGTATCGGTATAGCCCTGAAACTGATTGATGTCTGTCTTTTGCATGATGTTGACGCGGAATATGTTTTGTGCTATATGTAGATTTGTAAAGGGGAAGTAAAATCATGAAACGGGTTATATATGGTATGGCTTTTCATGTTCATCATAACCAACTTTTAGAATGGTGTTACGATGATAGGTTGCGGAGGAATGTTATACGACAGGATAAAGACAAAACGGAACAGCCATTAAGGCTTAAACTTTTCCAAATTGTTCTCCCTAAAAAACTTCCTCCAAGCCTTAGACCGTTAGAAGCTCATACCAGAAAAGCCATGTGGATATGGAACAATTTTTGGAACAATAATATAAATTGGCGTGAGGCCGAAATCGCCTATAAAGCAGCAGCGGCAGAGTGGGAAACTCCCGAAGCACAAATAGCAGTAGCGACTTTGCACAGGAAACTTTGCAAAAACTGCCCGTGGAACGGCAAAACTATTTTTACTAGGAAAAACAAAAAAGGCATATGGTATTAGGTTATAGAGGCTGGACTGCGAACTCGCACAAGGAGATTGAAGTTGACGTATTCATTAGTCGGCACCATAACTCCGGTAAAGGTGAATACGTAGTCCATGTTGGATACGGCATTAGAGAGTAGCAACATCGCCTTGAGTTGAGTGGTATTAGCTATCTGTACCTGGGAGACAAGAGTAGCAGTAACGTTGTTCCCGCTGGCATCTATACATTTTACCCAAGTATGAGCGGCGTCTATTTGCCCAGACAGAGAGCCACCAGACGGAATCATGTCTACGTAGTCAAAAGAGTAAAAGGTATTCTCTCCTGGCAAGAGAATTTTAACGTCGTCGAATAATGGTCTGCTCATATTTATAAGCTAATTGCAGTATAAATCAGTATACATTTAGAAGAACAAAGCTCGGTTATGGTAGCCGTCTCCGGTAAGGGATGCTGTAGCTCCAGGAAATAGTTTAATGCGTTCGTCATTTACTTTACGCTCTAGCCAGACTCGTTCCTCTAACGGCTTGTTGTACTCTGGAGCAAGCTCTAAGGCCAATTTATAGATAAGGAACTGCTCCCATCCTAGTGGCATGTCTGGATTGTCCCATGGGTTGTTAAAGTCAAACAGCGGGCGTTTGGCGACATAGACAAGGGTCTCTTGGTTTGAGTATCCGGTTCCTGTAACCCATGCCACGCCTGCGCTTCCTGCTAGTGTCCAGAAATAGCTAAAGGACTGTCCCGTAATAGGCTGACTGGTAGGGTCAGATGTATGTCCAAGTATGCAGGTGTAGTTGTTGCCGTCAGTCCCTAGAACCTGCGATGCTACAGCTACCGTGTTAGGTATAGGCCAGACAAAGAGGTTGCTGTTAGCTAGATTCTCCTGTTTATCGAGGAAGGCGAACATAGGAAAGCCACTACGGTCAGGTATAGCGACTTGTCCGGGTTCCGAGATAGCAAAGAACTGGTCCCGGTTTAGGAGATTCATAGGCCGGTTCCAGGCCCCGCCAGCCTCTATGCCACTGGTAGCGGAGGCCGCACGGAAGCTTATAGAGGTCATGTCTTCTATATTGGCTGCAAGACCGGATGCTACATTGTACTCGGCGGCGTTGGCTACCATTACAGTATATCCGGTGAACTGTGCCCACATCGCTGCATGTTGTTTGTTCAGGTGAAGTGACTCGGCACGGATGATGGCGTTAAGAGACTTTACAGCCTGATCGTAGCGGTCAAAGCTAACCTGTCCTTCATTCGGCCACTCGGATATTTTACGCAGAGCAGCAGCAATCAGGTCATTGCGCCGCATTGCAGAGGTTGTGGTTCCTGTGCTCACTATGGTATGCCCATACCCTTCTTAATCATCTCTTGACCACGTTCTACGGCTCCTGTCCATGCTCCTTTCTGCTGACCTCTGGTCTTTATCCACTCCGCACGAAAGGTATTCTCTTCTTCGGGTGTTAGCGGATGCCCCATTTGCTTAAGAAAATCAAGAAAGCCCTGAAATGCAGCCGCGTCTCCGGTTGGGGCAGAGGAGGGAAAGACCGACTGTGATGCTTGACCCATCTTGGAACCAAGCGTGTCTAGTATTTGTTGTAGGTTCATATATCACCTTTTCGGTATAATAAACGTTCACCCTTTGATGAAACGCTCAACATATCGAAAGCGCCATGGATGCCGTTATACTTTTCGCGGTAGAAGTATCATTGCGCAGCAGTAACAGAACTAAAGTATAATAACTCAAGTTAATGTTGCTCTTATAGTACATTTCGAACGATAGGGTTCATATTACCGGAGAGTCCACATGGGGATAGGTCAACTACCGCGAGTGGCGGCAGGGGGAGGAATGGCCTTATCCCCGTGGACTCCTCAATCGTTCCCACCCCACTCCTTAGGAACGATGTCGAAATGTTGATCGCCTGTTGGAGGTGGCCCTAACCAGCGTTCAAGGGTGTATTCTTTGCCAAACGGTTCTATGTGCGAGCATAATACCCCGCCGTGCGCGGCAAGTTTCAATCCAGCCTTCTTAGCGTGAACACAAAAGTAGATGTCGTCTGACATGATTACTGGATTGCCTTGCTCTTCTTTATCAACTACCTTGAACCATGGTTCAGGTAATGTCTGAAATATAGATGCCCGTAAAAGGAGGCATCCTGTCGCTATTCCCTCAACCTCGAAAACCTCATCCTTCTTCCAATCATAAGAAGGACCACAATGGAGCTTTTTGAAAACCAGAGGATCACACCCACCGTAACGTGCCGGATATATTCCACCAATACCCGACCATTCGGGGTGAGCACTTAGCTCCATGTGCAAAGCACGTACACCGTTGAGTGGAGGAATTACGTCGTCGTCTAGGAACAGAAGATACTCCGCTTTGTGCTTCAATGTGTAGTCGACTAAAATATTTCGTGCTATATCCGTTCCATAGCCTTTTGCTACACATAGATAATGTGGAAGTCCCATTGGGTAGGCAAGAGCCGCAAACCGCATTGCCCAGTCGATTGCTACTGGACGACCGGATGAAGCTATGCCTACTACCATTCCATATTCATTCATCATTTCCTCCCCAGGAATGTGAAATAAGGTGAAGGAGGGGGCCTTGCTACTTGCCCCCTCCGTCCTTGTTTGAATTACAGACTAGATTTGAGCCTGCAACAGATCGTAGCCTACAAACACGTAGCCTTGGGCTGCGGTTGTGGATGCGCTGTGAATGTAGCTCAAAGTCTTAGCGACTCCATTCGTCAGGTAGAACTGACGAACGAACGCGCCGTTTGTGGTGCCGTTCGTGCTGTTAGAGCCGGTCAACGCCGAGGCGAGACTGGTTCCTACAGTCGTAGCGCCAACAAACTGGGAGTTTGCGCCCTGTGTAGCAGTAGGGAACCCAGTTACCAGTCCTGTCGCACTTACCGCCGCAGCCGCCAAGAACATGTTTGTCGCTCCCCCCGTTTGAGACGAGAGGATGCCGACGCTCATGGTCGAGGAGCCTTGGGTAGCAGTCACGTTCAGGAATACATCTCTAATAACCACGTTTGCTGGAAACACCAGAGGAGTTGGTACTTCCGTAGTGCTAGAAGTGAATGGTACCTGCGCTACGTATCCGGTTTGCATCGGGTTTACAGCGATGCTATGACCTTTTGCCGATGGAGTCAGACCGGCAATGTAATATGCCTGCCCGTTTGCAGCATAGACAAAGAGGTCAACGCTTGTCACTGTAGACGCAGCGAAGAACCTTACGACTCCACCGGAAGCGTTAGCCGTGCTTCCAATAGTGCCCGGTTGTGTGAGACTCGTTCCAAGTGCATTGGTATAAACAGTCGCCAGGACCGGCGAGTTAGCCGTGCAGACATAGAACTGCCCGGTCGTATCGTTGATCGGCAACTGCAAACGCGAATCCACAAGTTGAACGTAGTACTCGACAAAGTTTGAAGACATGTTGTTTTCTCCTTATTTGGGTATCAGGCTCTTACCGTGCCTACCGCGAGCCAATCCACTTCGTCCGTTCCCGTGCCTGTGATAGTGAACGTATTGCCTGAGACAGCCGAAACGCGAGCGGCGTTAGCGGTCTGACTTGACGCAATAGCCATTTTCACGAAGGGGAACGTAGCGATAGTGACCGTAGCGGTTCCACCAGATAGAACGACGGAACCAAAAGCGATAGGAGGAAAGTGCCCCACAACTTGCATCTGCTCGTTCGTGTTTGCTGTATAGAAGAAAGCCATAATAGCACCCCCTAGTCAGCCACGGCGGCAGAGAAGACGTGGACGACACCCTGATCTTCTGGAGTCGGACGATTGAACACCAGCTTCGAGCTTCCGCGAATTTCGTGAATCTCGTACACTAGTGTATGTCCTACATCCAGTTCCTCTTCCCCAAATTTCGGGCGTTGACCCCACACAACGGCATGCGCCTGTGCACCCAGGTAGAGGTTGGCGGCAACTTGAATTGTAGAGGACACGAGATTGATCTGGTCATACTCATAGATGGCCGTGCCATCCCATGCTCCCTTGAAACTGTTGCCGGTGAAAATTACGTTATCCTCACTACGAGGGGGGATATTGAGTTGAGCGTTCTTCCATGCAGCGTCGTTCTGTATCAAGTCACGGATACAGTACGGATGCGCTACAATGAAGTACCACTGTTCAAAATCCTGGCCGTTCTTGATTCTAGCAGGACGGACCTTCGCGGTCGCGTTTACCGGAATCAAGGCTTTCCGCTTAGCGATGTCTATCGCAGCGGAGGTCAGTTGCCCTGTAGTGTTATTTACGTTAGTGAGAGCGGTAGTATGGGTCGCGTTCCAGTTGGAATCAGCTCCTCCATATAGATACCTGCCCTGCACACGACCTGACGCCGTGCTTGATAGATCAGTAGTAATTTGCTGATCTAGGTCGATTTGCGCTTTTTCTGTAAGCGCCTCACGAGACTGTTGCAGGAGATCGAAATTTATCCGCTTTTGGCTCATAGGAACATCTACGATCCTGATGAGCTGACGGACGTTATCGATAGAGATGTTCTGGTTATAGAACGCAACGGTTCCTTCATTTCCGATACCTGTTGCATCACCAGTCACCTTTCCACCCTGCATCAGCCCGCGCAGACCGATGGTCAATGAATCTCCTGGCGCTTTAACCAGATTCTCCTTGACCTGTATGACGGCAGAACTCGACGTGCCCATGAGGTGCTTCCACCAGAGCATGCCGATGTACTCCGCAAATACATCTTCATCCCATTGGGTTACGGTCAACCCATTGGAATGGAGGATTTCTACGTAGGCCATAATTTACTCCTGTTGTTGGGTTAATGGTTGAAAATTTCACCGAGAGTTCTAGTCCTTGTTTCGGTCCTAGAGCCCCCCGTAGGTATCGTAGAGTCGCCTTTAGCGTTGGCAAGAGTTCGAGGAAGGGAGTTACGCTTGTCTTCCTTACGCCGCAACTTTTCCTCTTCTTCTTTCCTCAGCTTGGGCATCTCCTCATCGATGACCTGCTTCTTGATTGCGTTGATGATAGCTTCTGGATCGTTCCCGTATTTCTGAACAAAGTGATAGCCGTTTATAGCGGCCATTGCCTCGAACACAGGCATATCTGACAAGAGAACCCTTTGCTGTATAATGGGGTCTTGTCCAAACACAGCGTTGAACTCATCTATCAACGGGTCCACTTTCTCCTGGCCGAATTGCCTATATGCGGCGGCCTTAGAGGAATGGACGCGAGCGTGAGTCGCAGCTAGGTTAGCGACATCCTGTACTGTTGGCTGTGGAGGCTCTGGAATGACATCTTTAACGGGGTCATAGGTGCCGTCGAGCTTCTTGTTAGTGATTTCCAGTTGTTGAGATAGTCGCTGGAAATTCTGTTCCAGCGCGATGGCTCGCTGATGCGCCTGATTGCCCCAGTTGAATGTATCCTTTTGCCTCTTCTCTAAGTCAGAGACCTTCTTCTTCCAAGGATTAGACTCATCATCCCAGTTTGTAGTAGCTTGGACGGGAGTCGGCGCTTCCTCTTTTGCCTTCGCAGGCCGAGTTTCGATAGTCTCATCAACTTCTTGCTCCGGCCTTTGCGTGGTTCGTGAGAGAAACCGTCCTTGATCGTCTCGGAGGCGGGAATCTTCCTTTGGCACTGGAGCTGCTTCCTTTGCAGGCTTAGGTGCCGGTACTTGCTCTACAGGTTTAGCCTCGATGATAGGAGTAGGCTTATTCACATCCTCCACAGTCGGTTCTTCCGAAGAGTGATGGCGAATGAAGTCGCTCATTCCTTGGGGCATTACTGTATCTGCTTTCTTTTCTGCCATGACGGATCTCCTTTTGTGCTGTCCACTGTTAAGTGGAGAAAGCGAGTCCTGCTCCTCCGTCAAGAGGAAAGGACACGATGTTT